TCTCCTGGTACGTGTAGTTCACATCCGCCAGCATCCCGTCCATCTGGGCCCGGATCTCATCCGGGAACTCGTCCACTCGGGACTTGATCCGCTGGCGCTCTCTCTGCTCCCCCATGGTCAGACGTCTACGCCCAGGTCCTCGATGGTGCCCTCCACCAGGTCGATGCCTGTGGGCGTCAGCTTCAGAAACGCATCCACGGGGACCTGGCCCCGCAGCAGCTTCTCCGCGTCCTCCTCGTCGATCACGGTCACGTAGCCCTTACCCGCCAGGTAGTCCACATGCCGCGCCAGGTCCGGCACACTGATGCTGCCCGCGTCCAGCAGGCTGTTGGTGATCGTCCGCACCTCCACAGGCCCGGGCGCCACACTGTACAGCAGCATCAGGATCTTGCCCCTGATTCGCTTGTTTGCGTTCACGGTCAGATTGGCCGCCATCCTAACTCCTCCTTCTCTTCTCTATGGGTGATCCCCCGGGTTCAGCCGGTCCAGGATCTTGTCCAGCTTGTTCTCCATGCGCGCCACCGTCCGCACGAAGTCGTCCTTCAGCGTATACTTGAACGGCAGCTCCGTGATGAAGCGGTCCAGTTTCTCCTCAACCTTCTGGGTGTCCGCCTTCGCCTCCCGCTCCACCGCCTTGATCTGCTCCAGCAGGTCCTTATGCCGCTGGTCCATCTGGCCCAGCTCACGCTTCAGCAGGAAGCAGATAACGCCATACGCCACCACCTGGATGATCCACTGTACCCACTCCGCCATGCTGCCCCCTCCTGAAATAGACAAATCCCGTGGAGGCCGGATCGGCTTCCACGGGATTGATTGTAATTCGCTCCGCTCAAACTATATAGTCAAAGCAGTTGTACAAAGTACTTTGCAGAAATAACCTTTCAGAACAGGCTCTGCTGCTCCGGCAGCGGGTTGTCCTTGCAGATATTCAGCACCCAGTTTACGCTCAGCTCGTATTTCTGGGCCAGCTCCTTGGCGTTGTAGCCATTGTACTCCTTCTGGATCCGCTTGTCCCGCAGCGCCTTCACAAGCGCCTCTACCTTGGGGATGTACAGGCTGGCGCCTCCGTACTGCTCCGCCAGCTTCAGCAGCGGCTGTACGCCCAGGATCTCAGCCAGCGGCTGGTACTGCTCCGGCAGCATCTCAATGGTCAGACTATCCGTCCACTTGCCCACAGGCGCCTCCTTTCCGCTCACCCCGGCCCCCGGCCGCCATGGCCTTCAGCGCCGCGATGCAGCTGTTCGTGCTCCGCCGGTCCAGGAAGGAGGGATGGGAGATCCCATACTGCGTCTCCAAAAAGGCCGTCAGCCGCTTCGGCTCCTCGCTCCACCCCAGCCGCTCCGCCAGGGAGTAGATTAGCTGCACCTGCCCTTTGGTCGCCCGGTCCGCTGCCCGTTTCGGCTTCTCACCCGTCAGCAGCTTCAGCCGGTCGATCACCCGCCGGGCCTCCTCCACTGTCAGCTCCGACACGTGCTCCTTTTTCGCCGCCGTGTAGACCACCCCGTGCAGCTCCTCGCTGTCCATGCACCCCGCGCGCCCCAGTGCATAGATGCACTTCAGCTGCTTTGGCGTCAGGGTACCTCCGGTCATGCCCATTCGTTTCGCCTCCTTCCGGATCGCCGCCCTCAGTTCCGTTCCAGTTTCTCCCGATCCGGCTCATACCAGAAGGTGTCCAGCACCTTTACGCCGGCCCCCACCGCGATGATGTCCGCAGGCGGGTACTTTCCCAGGATGCCCTTGTCGATCTTCGGCTCCGCCTGCTTCACACAGTCGCTCATCCCACGCTCCAGCAGCTGCCTCACGATCTCCGCCAGCTTCGCCGGCGCCTTTGGCAGCGTGATCCGCGTGCTCTTCCGGAATCCCACGCTCCCGAAATTCAACGTCTTGCTCTTCTTTCCGTCCATATCGTCCCGATGGGTCTCCGCGAAGGCGCAGATCTGCGCCTCCAGCCGCTTCGTTCCTTCCAGGTAGATCCGGCTCTTCGCTTCCGCCTCTGCCTTCGCCGCGTCGATCTTTTCCTGCATCTCCGCCTCAAAGCCCTCCACCATCCGCTGGTTGTCCCCGATGGTGCCCAGAGCCTGGTTCACATCATCCCAACTCTCAAACTCCGCGATCACTTCTTCTACCCGTTTCCGTGCCATAATCTGTTTCCTCCTATAGATCAAATCGGTATTGCTCCGGCGTCTCTGCCCGGACGGACAGCACCCGGACGTCGCCCAGCGGCTCCAGCAGGATGGCGACGTCCTCCTTGACGCCCTGGGCGTCCTCTGCCGGCGCGTCTACTTTCACTACGATGGTCAGCATCCTTTCTCCCTCTCTTCCCTCAGAGCATTCTTCGCAGCCTCCGACCATTCGAAGTCCGCGCACCCCTTGTAGCCTGGCAGCCAGTGCCAGCCGCCCGGGCGGAGGCAGCCCCGGTCCTTTTGCCCGTACCATCGGCAGTTCTGGCAATCCCTCCGGTGCAGGGCGAGGTCGATGATGACGCCCATGCTCCTACAGCTTCCACACCGGCATGACTACCTCGTCCGCCAGCTCGCCGATGCTGTAGTCCTTCCGCCCCTCCGCCTCCAGCCGCGCCAGGAATCGGTCATACTCCACCGCCACCTTCAGCAGCTTGCAGATGCCCACCTGTTCCGCGGTCACCTCCGGCAGCTCCGGGCCCGTCAGGAACCCAATGGCACGCAACAATACATGTTCCGCCCGGATGGGGTCCCGCCCCAGCAGCGCCTGGAACTCTGACCAGGTCTCCCGGGCAAACTTCTTCCGGTTCAGACGGGGCTTGTCCGGGGGCAGGACGCCCTGCGCCTGAAGCTCCTTTTTTGTCCTGGCCCGCAGGTCCTTCTCCCGCTGGGTCATGCGTTTGCGCTTCACGGTCATACCGGCTTCATCCCTCCTCAAACTCCGGGCACGCCAGCACCCGGTAGCTCTCCAGATCCCCGTTCACCCTCCGCCGGCTGTCCTTCTGGATCTGCACGTCCCGCCGCTCCGCCGTCCAGCCGGGCACCGGCGCGTGCTCCTTCCGGCTCCAGCTGCATCCGGCCCCCGTCTCCGGGTTCGGCACCGCGTTCCGGCAGTGCCAGCACAGCGTTTCCCCGCCTTGCCGGAGCGGCGGCGGGGGCCCGGGGTTCTTTCTTCCTCCCATTCTCACTGGCCCTCCCCGTGCGGCTGCGGCTTCCGCTGGGCCTCCTCCAGCACGTGGGTCCTGGGGATATAGGTCCGGGTTTCCGTCTTCCGCTCCAGCTTCCGCAGCTCCCCCAGCAGACGCTCCAGCGCTTTGACCGTGGCGCGGTTCTGTTCCGCCCAGGCCGCCACCGGTCCCGTCTGCTCCGCTGTATCCTTGGCCGCGCGGCGTGTGCGCCGCACCTCCCGCAGCTTCAGCGCCAGACGCGAGCGCTCCGTTGCATGGTGCTCCCCCAGCTCCAGAGCATGCAGCAGATCCTGGGTGGCGGCGTCCGCCTCCGCCCGGCTGGCCTCCGCCATGCGGTGCCGCTCCTCTGCGTCCCGCAGATACGCCAGAAAGTCCTCCAGGCCCCTGCTCACAGATTCATGCTTCATGGGCTGCCTCCCGGCGGGCCATGGCCTTCAGCGCCTCCGCCAGCTTCTGGCACTGCGCCGCCGTCAGCCACTCCTGCCGCTCCACCCCGAACATCCGCCGGGCAAGGCCGTTTACCACCTTCTCCGGCTCCGCACGGCCCATCTCCCGGCACAGCGCGTACAGCTTCCGCCGCAGCGCCGCCGTCTCCGGGTTGCCGCCGGCATCCGTCCGCTTCCGGCGCGGGGCCCGTTGCCCCCCGTCCTTCATCCGGCCCATGCTCAGTACCAGCCGCCGCAGCTCCGGGTCCGTCAGCTCCGTCAGGCTCGCCCGCCCCGTCTCCCGGTATATGTATTCGTGCAGGCTCTCCCGGTCCATGCCAAGCCCCTTGGCCAGTCCGTACACGGCCCCATAGCGGTTCTTCTGTGCCGCCGCCATCCGGTCCACCCCTTTCCTAATCCGTGACGCCCGCCTTGATCTGCTCCAGCCGGGCGATATTCACCTCATACCCGAACACGTCCCCCTGCTTCCAGGTCGCGCCCACCGCGTTTACCGTGTCCTCCCCGTATTTCTTCAGGGCCTCCTTGCTTACCTTTTCTTCCACCACGATGCAGTCCGTCATCTGCCGGGACTTGAGCCGGCGGATGATCTCCTCCAGCTTCTCCTTCGCGCGGGGCAGGGACACGCTGGTGGACAGCCGGAACCCCACCTCCCCGAAGGTCAGCGTCATGCTCTTCGTTTTGCCCATATCCTCCCGGTGCTCCGTCACAAAGCCCTTGATCTCCCGCTCCAGACGGGCCACCTCGTCCTTATACGGTTTGCTTTCCTGCTCGGCCACCTTCTGCGCGCCCAGCACCTGCTTCTGCATTTCGCTCTCGATGTCTCCGATGGCGATCTGCGCCTCCGCGATCTGCCGCAGCGCCTCGTTCACGTCCTCCCAGCTCTTCAGCGCCGGGGCCTCGATCACCCGTTTTCTTCCCATGATACCGTGCTCCTTTCTGTTCTCTGTGCGTCCTCAGCCGGGCCGGGCAGTCCCGGGGGAGGGGGCCGGGCCCTTCCTCCCATTCCGCCCCTCCGGCCGGCTCGCTGTCATACAGGATGTAGCTCCGTGTGAACACCATGTACAGCCCGAGGGGGGCCAGCAGCACCGCCGCCGTCCCGTCCCGGTCCTCCGGGCGCTCGCCGGTACCGGCCAGTATGCACACCAGCGCCGCGATCCCCACCAGCGCCAGCCCCATCAGCCGCTGTTTTCTCATTTTCGTTGTCCCTCCTCGCACGTAAGGCAGACATACCAGGTTTGCGTCAGGCTGACGCGCCCGCGCAGCTTCCTGGTGTACTTGATCGACTGCTCCCCGGCGGGGATGGTCTTCCCGCATTTCCGGCAGATCTGCGCCCGGGAGGAGCGGATAAATCCGATTTTGATCTGCATCCCTGCTGCCTCACAGCATCATCATGGCCGACGCCTGCTCGATCACCTTCACCGTCACACGCGTCTCCCCGCTGTCCGCCAGGATGCGCTTCACGTTGGACAGCGTCCGGTCCAGCAGCCGGAAGCACCCCGTCTGCATGTTGCACGCCCGGCTCTTCAGCTCCACCAGCGCCTCCGGCGTCACGTCGAATCCCTTCAGATACCCTTCCACCTCCGACGGCGACAGGCCCCGAAGCAAGGCGTAGAAGTCCACCCGGTTCGCCATACGCTCCAGGTACGTCTTGATCTGCACCTCCAGCTTCGGCTCGCCCGCGATCACCAGCCCCACGTCGCTCTGGTCGAAGACGGCACGCAGGATCTCCATCTTCTTTTGGGTGTACTTGCTCACCAGCTTGTCCGCCTCGTCGATGATCAGCAGATAGCCCCGGTTCGTGTTGAAGAAGTCCCGGATGCCGTTCACCCGCTTCCAGATCGTCCCGTACCCGTTGGGCAGGCCCAGGCTCCTCTCGATGGCTTCCACCAGGTCCCGGCTGCTCATCGTGTCGTCGCACTCGATGTACGCCACCCGCGCCAGCTTCGCGTACTCCTTCAGCGTGTGGGTCTTCCCGTACCCGGACCGCCCCACCACGATCCCAAGCCCGATGTACTCCTGGCAGCTCTGGCATACCCCCAGCACCGCCTTTGCGTCCCGGCTCTCATAAAACCGCGGCGGCTCGCCGCCCCGCTGCGCCCCTCCCCGGGCGGGCACTTCCACCGCCTCGCCCGTGTGGGCCTCCAGGAATTCCGCCAGCTTCTCCTCCAGGGAGGCCGCGCAGGAGTCGTACTTCCCGGACAGATACCGGGACACCGACGTCCGGCTGTACCCGACCTCCTTCGCCACCGCGTGGATGCTGCTGTGCTGGGTGAGGATGTACGCGTTGACCCGCTCCGCCAGGCTCTGCTCCCCGGCTATGCCGCTGGTCCGCTCCACTGCTGTTCCTTCCATGCTGTTCGTCCTCCTATCCGTTCATGGCCCTCAGCTTCGTGAGGGCGCTCTCCGCCTTCGCCGCCAGGAACTCGTCCCCGGCCTCGGCCTTCTTCTTCCGGCTCGCCGCCAGCTCGCCCCGGAACTCCTTGTCCATCGGCAGGCTCACCACCTTCTGGGGCCGCGCGGCCTGGATGGTCAGATCCAGCCTGCCCACCACGGCGGCCTCCGCATCCATGCGCAGCTCCGGCGGCATGCGCCGCTCCTCCAGGAACTCCCGGACCAGCGTCTTGTTCCGGTTCTTCCGCCGGTGCAGGGCCTCCAGCGCGGCCTCCGAAACCCGGTCCCCGAATTC